GTACGAACACCAAAATATAAACCAAAAGTTGTAGAATCTAAAAAGAAATACAATAGAAAAAAGAAAGAGAAGATAGATACATGGCAATGGACGTAAATCAAATAAGACCTTTGACATTAGACGAAGAAAAAATTTTAAGAGAAGGACTATCAGATGTAGAGGTTACATATGAAAATGTTGCTACACTTACAGTTGAAGACCCTTTTGCTAATTTAGAAATACAAGGTGACAATAGTATACCACAGGATAAGACAGAGGAAGAAATTATATATAGTAAAGAATAATGGCTAAATCAAAAGAAAAAATATACGAGAGAAATCCTAATACAGGAGTTATCCGTTGGAGATATGTAGGAGAATCACCAGACAAATTTGGTTGGCCGAACTATGGAAGAATTTTAAATGAAAAGAAAAAAAATAAAAAAAAGTGAGTATTCTGATTTATACGATTGTATAAAAAGTGATCAAGTACCAGCAAACCATATTGCTGAATACTTTCAAGATGAAGACTTTTTTAAATACGTTAAAAGGAGAGAAAAGAAAAATGATTAAAGACGCATTGATAAAAAAATTAGAAGGTGATATTGAAGTGGCAAAAGCTGATCTTAAACTTTTTATGGATAAACCTATTGGTGTTGCAGAGCATATAGATTATGTTGTTACTGCTGAAAAAAAGTTAGAGGCATTGGCTACTGCTGAAGATAAACTATCATCACTTAAAAATCTATAATAGTGGCGTACAGTGTTAATGATAAGTGTATCATGTGTAAACACACTGATTGCGTTGAGGTCTGTCCTGTAGATTGTTTTTATGAAGGAGAGAATATGTTAGTGATCAATCCAGATGAATGTATTGATTGTGGTGTATGTGAACCAGAGTGTCCTGAAGGAGCAATACTATCAGATATGGAAGAAGAAGGACAAAAGTGGATTGCATTTAACGATAAGTGGTCAAGACAGTGGCCTGTGATTACAGAAAAGAAAGATAGTATGGATCCAGATAATAAACATAGAGACGAACCAGATAGATTAAATAAATATTTTAAGAACAAATGATACTAGATAAAATTAAAGAGACAGGTGAAAATTTACATATGTTAGAAGGACATGACCGACTTCATTATCTAGTAGACAAAGCAAAAGAAGTTAAACCATTACCAGAATGGCTAAAAACAGAAGCAAATAGAATACATGGTTGTGCTAGTAGACTATGGATAACTGGTATGAAAGACCCTAAAGATGGTTGTATGATATATCATGCTGATGGTGATTCTCATATAACAAAAGGTACTGCTAAATTGGTAACTGATATAGTTAATGGTGAGAAGTGTGAAGACGTTGCTAATTTAACTGTAGACAGTTTTACACCATTAGGAATAAAAGAATTACTTACTATGCAAAGACAAAATGGATTAGGTGAATTATTAAATAGAGTTATAGGAATTGCAAATGCCAATATACACGTTTAGAAATAAAAGAACTAAAAAAGAATTTACAGAAATGATGACCATTGCAGAAATGGAGGCTTATATGAAGAAGAATAAGCACATAACACAAGTACCACAGGTACTAAATATATCAGGTGGTGTAATGGGTGTCAATATGAAGAACGATGGTGGTTGGAAAGACAATCTATCACGTATAGCAGAGGCACACCCTACTAGTGCATTGGCAGACAGATATAGAAGCCGATCATCTAAAGAAATTGCAACAAGACAAGTTGTACAAAAACACCTAAAAAGACAAGCAAAGGGGAAAAAATAATGGCGACAAAAGATTTACCAGATTACATGAGAGGTTTTGACCTTGTAGAAGATTGGGGAGTTACAGCAGTAGAAGCTCCACCTAAACAAGAAACACCAGTTGTTGATACAAAGGCAATGGATAATGCTAGTTTAGAAATATCAAAGGTCAAACAAGACGTATCATCTATCAAGTCCATGATGAACGAAGTAATGCAGATAGTGGCAGAAAAAGATACTATTACTAAAGAAATATCAGATGAAGATACTAAAGCTAAATTTAAAGAGTTAGAGAAAGTAATATTACCGTTTCTATATAATTTAAGTAAGACAACAGAACCTTACATACATTGGCCTAACAGAGGTCCAATCATCAAGGCACAAATAGATAAAGTGTTAAAAATAACGAGAGGATAAAATGAAATTAAGTAATAATTTTAGTTTAAAAGAACTTACAGCTTCACAAACAGCTGATCGTAAAGGTATTAATAATAATCCTAACGAAGATCAAATCAACAAGTTAAAACTGTTATGTGAAAAAGTATTACAACCAATAAGAGAGCATTATGGCAAGGTAGTTACCGTGTCTAGTGGGTATCGTAGTGAGGAGTTGTGTGTAGCCATAGGCTCAAGCAAAAATTCACAGCACGCTAAAGCCGAGGCGGCTGATTTTGAAATCTTTGGATTGTCCAACGCTGAACTGTGTAAATGGATATCAGATAACCTAGAGTTTGACCAGATGATTCTGGAATACCACAAGTTAGATGAACCTAACAGTGGGTGGATCCATTGCTCTTACAAGGCTGAAGATAATAGAAAACAAATTTTACGTGCTTACAGAAATGAAAGTGGTAAAACTTGTTATGAGGCATACGATCCTAATTGAAAGTCAAAGCGTGACGAGTTAAGAAACTCTAGCGAATTAATTAACGACCATTTACAATTGTATAGGTCAACGTGATATTATTATGGAATACAAAAACAAGTTTGGTACAATAAATCTTTTAGAAGATAGTAAGTTTAAGAATAAAACTATTGCAGTTGCCATGTCAGGTGGTGCTGATAGTACCATGTTGTGCTATCTTCTTGCAAATACAATTCAAGAACAAGATTTAAATATTACAATACAACCTTACAATGGTCTTGATCTATGGGCACCTGGTGATGGTCAACAAGTACCTAAAATCGTATATTACATTAGAAACAAATTTCCATTTGTACAAATAAATTGGCCTTTGTCAGTAGTATTTGATACAGATGGTGGTAAAGCACCATCAAAACACACTTATATAAGACCAATGTCAAAAATGTTAGAAGAAAAAATAGTAGACTATACTTTTCATGGCATATCAATGGGACCACCTGAAGAAATACAAAAAGAATTTAACAAAACACAAGGTCATCCAGATGGACTAGTAAGGTTACCCGGTGGTTTATATTGGGAAGAACTAGAAAGACAAGAAGATGATCTAGCACCATATAAAACAATTGATAAAAGATTTATAATACAATCATATGCTGACCATGGTGTTACCGATCTGTTAGATATGACAGCCTCTTGTATTGTACCTGATCCTGGTTGCAGTGGTACATGTTGGTGGTGTCAGGAAAGACAATGGGCAGTAGACGAAGTGTATTAAGGTTGACAAATCAACCAGAAAGTGATAGAATAAGTATATTATGAGCAAATTTAAATTTATAGAACTAGACAAAACACCTTTGCCTAAAACAAAAGGTAAAAGAATAGACGGCTTCAGATTTTATGAAGTAGATGGTAAACATTATCCGTCAATAACTACAGTACTTGGTATTCAAAAGAAAGCAGGTCTTCAAAAATGGCGAGACAGTATTGGTGAAGATGTTGCTAATTGGGAAATGAGACGAGCAGCCAACCGTGGTACAGCAACCCACAATCTAATTGAACAGTATCTAAAAGGCGAAACACCTAGTGAGAGAAGTGTATTACCTTTAGGCATGTTCAGACTAATCAAACCATACGTAGACCAAATTAATAACATACATTGTTTAGAAACAATTATGTACAGTAAGAAGTTAACTATTGCTGGACAAGTGGACTGTATTGCAGAATATAATGGCAAGTTGTCAGTAATTGATTTCAAGACAGCAAACAAAGAACGCCAAGAATCTTGGATTGAGAATTACTTTTTACAAACTTGTGCTTATGCTATTATGTACGAAGAATTATATGGTAAACCTATTGAACAATTGGTTGTTCTAATTGCAGGTGAAGATGGTTCTATGGTTCCTTACATTAAAGAAAGAAAACCATATGAAGAAAATCTAGGAAAAGCCATACAAGACTTTTATAAATACTATGAGAAACTTAATAAAGATAAAGTGTAATGCAAAAATTAATCCTCCTATTTGTACTAATAAGTACAATAGCCTTATCAGAGGAAACGTATCAAAATAATACTAACTTAGCACCAAGTGAAATGCCTGTTATATGTGGACACCCGGACTATGTACACAAATTCATAACAAACAAAGGTTTTATATTAGAGAACGCAAGTTTAGGTAGAGCAGGTGCAAGACCTGATGGTGAGCCTGTAATGATGATTGTAATGTATTCTAAAGACGATCAGATTATAGCTACTGTTGATATACCTACAGGTGAATCTACTTGTATCATGTATCATACGTTTGATAGGTCAGACATAAAGGTAAATAATTAATGATGAAAATGAATAGTAAATCTTTCTCAATAGAGATAGAGGCATGTGTAAGAAAAGAAAAGATATCTTATATGGACGCAATAATACATCTATGTGACCAAAAAGATTTAGATCCAGGTAAAGTCAACTCATTTATTAACAAACAAATAAAAGAAAAATTGAAAGTAGAGGCGATTAACTTAAAACTATTAAACATACCAAAACAAGGATCGCTACCGGTATAGAATGCATGATGGATTTGACGTATTTAAAACATATCTGGCAATAAAACTACATTTTACTACAGATAATTATGACTATTTTGATTATGGTGGTAAAGTCAATTGTAAACTAGATACATTTACGAAAAGAAATGATAGGTATTTCTTTCATAAATTGAGTAAGCAGTATGATAAATATAATATAGTAGATTTCTTTGTTGCTAATTTTTTAGACAATGATAAGAAATGGGTAGGAAACTTATTAGAAAAAGATGGCAAAACTATTTACCTCAATTATAGACGATATTCAGATAGTGTTAACTACCATTTTAGAGGTGATTGTACAAATATTAATACCGATTTTGTT